TCACTGCGCTGCGCTCGCCGCGCTCGCGCTGCTCGCCTGCTCTTTATAGGCAAGAGCAATGTCGTCGGCGATCGAGTCGACCACCGCGTTTTGCAGATAGGCGTCGGGCGTACGGCAGTCCGCGCCATAGTGCGACAGGTCCGTGCCATCGTTCGGAACAGGCTTTCCGTTCACGTCAAAGCCGAAACCCGTCGGCACCGAACCGGTGAAGCGAATCGGTGCCCCAGCGCTTAAGGCCGACCATTCTGCGGAGTAGAGCCCCGCTGCAGCGGAATACATCGAGTCGCACGTCGCGATCGGGCGCACCACGAACACAGCCTTGCCAGATACAGCCGCCCACTGCGAGAACACGAGCAGGTCAGCGGTGAACTGCTGCAACGCCGCCTGCTGCGCGGGGTCGGTCGTCGGCGTCACCATGTCGTCGAGCTGGAAATTCACGATCAGCCACGAGCTGGGGTCCGTCTTGAACTGGTCCGCCGTCGGCGATTTGCCGTTGTACTCGGTCGTCACGATCTGATGAAGCGCCGTACCGTCGACCACCTGGTTCGTGATGTCCGCCGTGACGCCGCGCGCGGCAAGCGCATCGGTCAGCGACTTCGCCGACGCCTGTGCGTCCGATGCGGGATTCGACGTGTCGGCGGCCACGGCGGCCGAGATCAGGCTGAATTGCGAGTGCGCGACCGCGGTCGTCGTGCTGGTCACGACGGGCTTGCCGTACATCGAGATCGTGAGCGATTTCGCCGCGGGCGTTGCGCTGCCGCTGTCGCCATCTCCACTGCTACCACCGCACGCGGCCAAGCCGGCCGCCAAAAGAAAGGCTGCTGCAAGTCTCTTTTTCATTCTTGTTCCCCGGTTCGGTTTCTTGTTGGAGCGGCCCTCTCAAGCCGCGCCATAAAGTTTACACGGGTTTACGGTACGCCTACGAACACCCTGGCGTTTTCGGACGGACGGCGCAGACATACGCCTGCAGCGCCTTCACTTTGTCGATTTCGTGCTGGTCGTCTCCAGCGACCCGGAAAACGCGTTCTGCAACCGCTGGGTCGAGGTCTGCGACGGCGGCGCTTCCATCGCCCACGCCGGCGGCGCCGGGAGATACGGCGAGGCCACCGGGATCGGCAGCAGTGCAGTTTCGCACTGCGACGCGCACGCGCTCAGTGCCAGCAGCGAGAGCAGCGCGATAGCGGCGATTGTCGGTTTCATGTGCGTCCTTCTCCTTCGTAGTCGCGGCATCCGCCGCAGCGACCGCGGAAGCGGCCAGGTTGTGCGCGTCGATCGCGCGGTTCTCGCCCTCCAGCGCCGCGCGCGACACGTTGAGCATGTCGGTCGTGTGCCGCTCGTTGTCGTTCGCGTGCGCCGCTTGCTCGATCGCCAGCGCGCCGCGCGCGCGGACGTGCTCGGCACCGAAGCCAATGCCCGCGCCGATCAGCGCGGCGATCAGGTACGGCAGAATGGTTTTCAGCATCACAGCCCCTTTTCACAAAGCGCGCGCTCGTCGGCGCGCCGTTTCACCAGACCGGGCAGCACGCGGCCGCCCGACGTCACCCATTGCGCGCGGCCCGCGTCCGATTCGTTCATCGCCCGGCACGCGCCGCGCCAGTCGCCCGCGTTGAACCGGCGCGCCGTCGAGCTGCCGCAGTACGCGCCCGCGCCGATGTTGTAGGCAAAGCTCACGGCCGCCGCGAGCTGGTACGTGTGGCCTGCGAGCGACGGCGTGCACTTCAGCACCGGCTCGGCGTGCGCGATCAGTTGCGTTTCGAGCGATTCGCGGCACTCCGCCTCGCTGTATTGCTTGCCCACGACGACGTTGTGCGTGTCGCCCATGCACTTCGTCGGGATGCCGACAGGGTCGAGGTATCCGCGCGTCACGACGCCCTCGAACTTCGGCACGACGGACACGAGAATTGCCGCCGCGCCCGCGCCAACGACTGCCGCAAGGCTCTTCTTTCCAGCTCGGTTTGCCATCAATCCTCCAGAGACGGCTGATGCAGATAGGCGAGCACAAGACCCACCGCGCTGATTGCGAACGGCACCGACAGGACAAGCCACGTCGGCAGCCGGTCGATCCACGCCTCGGGCAGCGCTGACCAGACGCCGCCGACAAACGAAACGGCGGTCGACGCGATCAGCGCGCGCACCGAGTTGCGCCGGTGCGCCTTGCGCCAATACGAAACAGGTTTCACGCGATCACCTTCGATTTGAGGTATTGCCAGAGCGCCACGCCGATCAGCGCGAGCAGCGCCCACAGGCCCTTTTTCGCCAGCTCGCTACGCAGGTCGTTGTAGAACTTCGCGCGTGCCTCGGCGCGCTCGATAAGCGTCTCGTGGTAGCGGCGATGCCCATCCCAATCGCCGCCGGGAAATGCCTTGTGCAGGTCATCGATCCGGCGAATCGCCTCGTCGAGCTTTTTGTCCGCGACGTTCTGCGCCGTCACGTTTTCGCTGTGCCGCTGCGCGAGGTCTTCGCGCAGCCCGTCCAGCGCTTCCACGATCTGCTTCTGACCTTCCATCCGTCCCCCGGAAATAAAAAAGCCGCCTCGTGGGCGGCATGTATTTCGTGTTTCTTATGAGGTCAGTCGACGATCTCCGCGCCGGCGAACGCGTAGCGCGCCGGGTTCAGTGCCGCGGCATCGTCGCTCGGCGCCGCCGCCACGAGCTGCACTTCGGCAAACGCGAAAGCGTCGGTGCCCGAATCCGGCAAGCCGGTGATCATGATCTGCTGCTGGTACATCGGCGATTTACCCGCGGCGCGCGCGTCAGCGCTGAGAAACGACTGCAGCGTGACGGACGTCGCTTTCGAAATCGCGTCGAGCGTCACCATCGCAGCAACGTGATAGCTCGCAATCGCGCCCGTCGCGGGCGTCTCGTAGTCCTTCTTAATCGGCATGCTTTCTCCTGTCAGATATAGCTCAGATCGACTGCCAGAAACGCCCAGTCGTATTGAGAACCGAAACACGTGTTGTTGCCCGGATGCGTCGTGCTGCCGACGGCGTTATAAGCGTACTGAAAATTGATGGTGTTGCCGACTGTCTGCAGGCCGCTCACGTTGTACCAGCCGCTATCGTTGCCGCCCGCCGGCGCAGAAACCCACGCAGTCGCGATTGCTGCCACGCCGATCTTGGCGACGCCCGAATACGGCCCGAACGTGTATTGCCGTAGATCGACCTGGTTCCACTGTCCCCAGCCCGGACCCGCGCCCATGATGTTGCCGCTCTGCATGTCGAGCACGCGCGCGAGGCGCTGGCGCGCGTCTGCGATCAGGTTGCCGCTCGCGTCGAATACCTGAAGACCATACCCGGCACCCGATGGAGCAGCGGCTAGCGACTGGTCGAAAACATAGACCTGCACCGCCGCGGCGACGTTTGACCAGACCTGAATCGACCACGAATTGGTGCCGACGTTCTGGCACTTCAGGATCGTCGCGTAAGCGTTCGGGCTGTAAAGCGCGATCAGCGGAGAGACGGCTGAGACCGTAAAATTCGCGACATTGGCGGCGACGGTGTACTGCACGCCGGCGTTAGACTTTCCGACGTTCACCGTGCCGGACCCAGTTGTCACACTGAACGACTGGCGAAGCGCAAAATTCTGCGAGCTGCCGTCAATCTGCACGAGGCCCGTATCGGTCCACGCCTGAAATCCGGCTGTCATCAGCTACCCCCATAGACGATATAGCCGTCCTGATAAATGTCGTACGTGCTGTTTTTCGCGTTCCACGTCCACGAGAGCGTGCTGCCGCTCAGCGTGAAGCGCGGAACGATCACGCCGCCCGACAGGTACCCGTCCCCACGCGTCCCCTTTGGCTGAAATGTGAACCAGCCGCCCTGCGAAAGGCGGCTGTCCGTTACGCTTCCGTCGATCCCGCCAGTGATCGGCGTAAAGCCTCCAAGGCGCATAACGCGATACGTCGCGTCGAGCACGATGTTTCCGTTCGCATCGAAGATCTGCAGACCGGCCGTCATTACCAGAGCCCCAGACGCACGCGCAGCACGTTGTTGTTGTCGTAGACCAGCAGCGTTGAGTCGGTCAGCGTCATGTAACCGCTGCCGCCGTTCGCGCCGTTGAGCGTGAGCGTGCCGCTCTTGTCGAGCTTCCAGCGCGGCAAGCCGTTCGCGCCGACCGCCGTCGACTGGATCACGTCGCCGATCATCGCGTTCTGAATCCATCCCGTGCCGATGAAGGCCTGCGAGATGAAAACCTGCCCGCCCTGGACGACAAACGGCGACGACACAGCGCTGCCGTTCGGGTCAAGGATCGCAACGCGGCTCGCCGACAGGAGCACGGTCGACTCGACAACGCCGCTGCTGTTGTCGACACCCACGCCGATACCTGCGATGTACGTGCGCCCGTTGGCCGTGATCTGCGTCTTGATCTGGTACGACGCGGCCACCCGTCCATTCAGGTCCGCGTACGACGTCGCCACCGTCTGCACGGCCGCCGTGTTCTGGTCGGCTTGTGCCTGCACGGTCGTGATCTGCGACGCCATCGCACTATCTGCGTCCGCGCGCGCCTGCGACTCAGTTTGCACTGCGGCGAGCAGCGTGGCCTTCGTCGAACTCATCTGCGCCGTGACAGTCTCGACGTTCCTGGCGTTCGCCATGTCGCCCTCGGCGCGCGCCGACTGCTCCGACCAGACGCCCGCATATACCTCGGTCGACCCAGCATAGCCGCCATCGTCGCCGGCCATGTCCGGAATCACGACCTGCGCGCTCACCTGGTCGAGCCGTTCGGACAGCGCCGTGTCGCCATCGACGCGAGCCTGCTGCTCGTTGGTGATCGCCGCGGCGTTCGCTTCGACGTCCTGCTGCAGATCGGGAATTGCCTCGATCGGCGCAAGCAGATCCTGCGTCAGTTGCTCCTTGCCGATCTGCCCGTTGAGGTACGACAGGATCTCGTCGGCGTCGCTGCTGCTCTGCCCGTTCACGCCCGCGCCATCCGGATACCACGCGCCGATGTTGCCCGACGTGTCGACGAGGCGCGCCCAGAAGTAAAACGACTGCCCGGCGGCCAGACCCATCAGATTCGCGCGCGCCTGCGGAAACGCGTAGTCGGCCATCTTCACCGCGTCGGCACGATCCGGCGTCCTGCTGTACCAGATCTCCGTGCGCTGCGTATCGTTCGCCGAGCCATCCGCCGGAAACGTCCAGTCGAGCTGGATCGCGAACACCTGCGTCGTGGTCGTCAGGGACGTCACGACCGGCGGCGGGCTCGTCTTTCCGGTCAGCGCGGTTTCCACGCTGTAGGCCGGGATCGACGTGACGCCCATCGCGTTCTGCGCACGCACGCGCGCGATGTATTTACCTTGGTAGATGCCCGAGACTTCCACCTGCAGGCCGCCCGTATGGTTGGCCGCGACCCATTCGCCGCTGTCCTTCTGCCACTCGGGGATGTATCGCACCGCGCTGTCGGCCGAATCCCATGCGATCACCATGTTCGTCTTGGCGATGCCCTGATCGACAAGCGAGTACGTCGTGACACGCACGTTCGTCGGGGGCGCCTGCGCCGACGGCGGCACGACCGTTACCGGGCGCTGCTGGATCTGCGCGCCGTTGTCGATCGCCGCGTATTTGCCGGGCTCGTGCTGCGTCGCGTTGATCGTGTAGGTGATCTGGCCGTCGTCGTCGCCTTCCTCGACGCCGACCACGCGAAAGAGCTGCGAAACGAGATCGCTGCTCTCCAGCATCCACACCGCGCCCGGCACCGCGTCATCGTCGAACGCTGCGGTCATCGTGAAGGTGTCGCCCGCCACCGATTGCACCGTGCGCGCCTGCGCGACGCCGTCCGGCATGATCACCGTGAGCGTGTCGCCGGCCGACGCCGCCGGCGGCTTGTCGAGCACCACCGTGCGCCCGCTCATCGAGCGGATGCGGCCACCGATGCGCCGCCCGGCCTTGTTAACGTCAGCGACCGCGATCACTTCGCCGGGCATGCAGAGCGTGCCGTCGAGCCCGACCTGAAACGACACCGTGTTCGTTTCGAGGCGACTCGTAAGAAGCGTCCACAGGCCGAGCCGGTGCGCCTGGCCTTGCGACGTCGTGCCGAACGCCGTGATAGACGCCTTGACGACGCCGTAACGCGCGAGCCCATCATCGTCAGACACCGGCTCGACGGTCTGCTGATACTGGTTCGACGGATCGTTCCAGCTCACCTGCGCGAACGTGTAGCGCGACTTGCGCTCGGAGCCCACGTACGCGAATTTGCCGTCGATGACGTTCGCCTGCGTGTAGACGTGAATCGGATCGGACGGCATGTCCGCCGTGGCGATCACGTTGCCCGCGCCCCAATACGCCTGACCGCGAAAGATGCCCGCGATGTCCTGCAGCACCTTGAACGCGTCCGATTGCGACTGGATCACGCAGTTGCACGTGAAGCGCGGTTCCTGCCCGCCCTTGCCGTCAGACACCATCGTGTCGCAATACTGCGCGATCTCATACAGAGACCATTTGTCGAGCGACGACGCGTCGACGTAGCGACCCGCGCCGTAACGATCGTTCAGCACGAGGTCGTAGAAGATCCACGGCGGGCAGTCGGTCCATGCCTGCTTGAACGTGCCGTCCCACGTGCCCGAGTAGGTGCGCTGGTCCGGATCGTAGTTCGAGGGAACGCTGATAATGCGGCCCTTGACGTCGTACGAGCGCGTCGGCACCGAGCTGAACGACTGCGCGTCGAACGTCATGCCGACCAGCGCACTCATCGGATAGCGCAGCTTGCGATCGATAATCTCGGTGATCGCCTCGATGTTGATCGTGTCCTGAATGTACGTCTGGTGCGCGTTCGCAGTGAGGCGCCGCACGCGCACAATCCAGCCGGTCGTCGCGGTCGGCAGTTCGATGCGCACGCTGCGCTCATAGAGCGACGTCGTCTTGCCGTCGAACGCGCCCGTCAACACCTGCGCATACGAACCGCCATCAACAGCAATGTCGATCGCGTAATCGACGTGATAGCCCGTCACGTCGCCAGTCGTCGTGTTCGTCTGCTCGAACGACGGCAGACCGAAGCGGATGCGCACGGCCGACAGTTGCGTGTTCTCGACGGCGCGCGCCCACGGCGTGTCGCTCGTCAGTTCAACGCCGATAGCCGTTTCGTTTTCGACCGACGGAAAGCCCGAGAGGAAATCCTGATCCTGCGTGCCGACGCGCGAGTCGACCGAGTAGTTCGAAAAGTTGGCCGAGCCGTCCCCGTTCAGGATCGGCGTGCCGTCCAGAAAGACGGATTGCAGGCCGTTGACGAGGCCCACGATCGGACCTTCAGAAATGAGGTCGAGCACCTTCGCCGTAGCAATCGAGTGCAGGCTGTCAGGCGACTCCGTCGGCGTGCTGGTGCTACTGCCCTTTGCCCCAGAAATCTGCATCAGCTTTGATCCTCTGCGTAGATGCCCGAACTGATCACCTTCGAACCGACCACCATTCGCCCGTAGACAATCGGCACGGGCTCGCCCTGCGCCGCGCTGTTCACCGGTCCGTTGAAGTAATACGAGGTGCCGTTATCGACGGTGCCCGCGAGGCCCGACGTTTGCGGGCTGAGCATTTGCACGACGCCGCCCAGCGCCATCGACGCGCCGAGCCCGATAAGCTGGGTGCCCCACGCCTGGCCGTAGGCCGACGCCACCACGCCGACGACCACCAGCGCGGCGCCGAGAATCGTCTGGAACAGACCACCCCGCTTGCTGCCGATCAGCACCGGCGCGACGCGGATCTCGTCTCGCCCGACCGGGTATTCCAGTTCGTCGCGCACGATGTTCTGCTTGCCGACGAACACCGCGAACGTCAGGCCCTGCTCGCGCGAGCGCGCCATGAATGCGCGAAAGCCCGGCAGCACGACGCCGAGCGCGCGCATCGCCTCCGACGTCGAATTGACCGCGAGACGGTGAACGCGCCCGAAGCGCGCGCCGAGCACGCCATAAAGGCGGATCGTGCGCAGTCGTTCGTTCATTCGCTTCCCCTGTATCGCAGCACCGTGCGAATGCATTGCGCCCACATGCCGCCCCACACGGCGCGGCCCGAGAGCCGCCCGTGCATGTGGTGCAGAAAGTGGCCGTCGCCGATGTAGATGCCTGCGTGATTCGGCACGCCGTTGCGGCTGCGGATCTGCATCAGCAGCACGTCGCCGACTTGCAGCTCGGCGCCCGGCCCGACATCCTCGAAGCCCGCGGCGCGGTAGTTGTCGAGGTAGAGCGACGAATGGCCGTCGTCCCACCAGTCATCACGGCGCGCGAAGTCAGGCAGCACCACGTCGCGCTCCAGGCGGTACCAGTCGCGCACGATCGCGTAGCAGTCATGCACGCCGTGCGCGAACTGCCGCCCTACCAGCGGCGCGATGAATCCGCTCGGGCCGAACTCGCACCAGTCGTCGACCGCGATCGAGCCGTTCGCCTGCACGCCCAGCGAGACGATCAGCCAGCTCGCGATGCCGCTCTGCTCGCACATCGCCTTGTCGGCGGCGCTCGGCCGCGCCGGCGCGCCGGGATGCGAATGCACGAGCGCAACGATTTCGCCAGCGTCCTCGGCGCGCGCGTAGTCCTCGCCAGCCAGAACGAATTGCTCGCTCGGCGTGGCCGCCCAGTTCGCGCACGGCATGTACGTTTCCGCGCCCTGGACGAGCACCACCAGCCCGACGCACTCGCGCGGGTACTCCGCGATCGCGTGAGCGGCGATCGCGGCCTTCGTCGTTTCGTTCATTCAGGAAAGGGTGTCGCTGAGAAAACCGCCGAACGGCAGCGGGTTGTTGACGCCGAAGCGGCATTCGCAGCCGCTCGTTTTCATGCTGCAGCGGTCAAGCGCCGGATCAGTCACCGGCTGGTCGTTGGCGTCGAAATACACGGTGCCCGTGTAGCCGCAGTTCGCGTCGCGGTATTTCCACTGGCAGATGCTGACGATCTGGCGCGCGGGAAGCTGCTGGCCGCCGAAATCTAGCGGCGAAGCGAGCGTGAACTCGACCTGCAAGCCGGGCTGCTCGTTGCTCTTCTGCTCCACGCGCCAGATCTCGGGGAACATTTCCGCGTCCGGGTCCGCAGTCGGGTTGCCGTCAGGAAAATTGACCGTGTCGAGGTATTTCGAGAGCGTGCGCCGGCGGCGCACCGACGCGCCAACCAGATCGTCGAGGTACACGCACAGCGCCGAGATCGTGCCGTTGATGTCGCCGACCGTGAGCGTGGGCGTGGGCTGTTGCGCGTCGCTGGTGCGCTTGAACCCCGACACCTGAATCGGCCACGGCTTGTACTCATTGCCCTGCCACCAGATCGAGCCAGTTTGCAGGTGCTCATGGAAGCGCAGCATGTCGCCGCCGATGCCGGTGCAGTCGACTTCGAAAAGCTCGATGAGGCTCCCAGGTTCAAGTTGCTGAACGTCCGCTGAGATCGTCATGCGCCTCCCTTCAACGCGGCGACCTCGGCATTGAGCGCGTCAATCTGATCCATCATGGCGAGAATGGCCTCGTGATGGAGCGCCGCTGCGACGCCTCCGGTATCCAGCCCCAGCGGCTTATCGATGACCGTGCCGTCGAGCAATTTTGCGGTCTCGGCGATCTCATGCACGCCGTTCGGAAAGACCGACTCGACCTCCTGGGCGACGAAGCCCATGCCATGCGACTCCGCGTCGAGACGCTCCCACGTATAGCCGCGGAGCTTGCGCATCTTCTCCAGCGGCGATTGGATGATCTCGATGTTCGTCTTGAGTCTGCGATCCGACGAATTCACCCACGAGCCGCTCGCAGACGTCGCATTGCCCGTGTTCGCGTCGAAAAACCAGTACTTCCACGACCCCGACCACGCGCCCAAAATGCCAGCGACCGACGAGCCGACGACCTCCTGGGCATACATCACGAACTGGTACGAGCCGCGCGCGGTGGCCGCAAAACCCGGCGCCTGGTTCGTTGCGCCCGTCGTGCCCGACGGAGCGGCGGGCGTAAGCGTGATCGGCGCGTTGCCGGTTTTAGCCGCAGTGAAGGTCTGCGCGGTGTCCAGCGTCATCGGCGCCGCAAGATTCCCGGCGTCCCAAGGCACCTTGCTCGCGAAAGTCGGGCGCAGCGTGAAGGACGCCTGGCCGGTCACGCCGAGCGTTCCGCCGACAGTTGCATTGCCGCCCACCGCGACGGCACCGGTATAGCTCGCGCTCGCGCCGGAATACGCACCTGCCGCAGAGATCGAAGCCAGGTAGGTCGGCCCGGTGCCGATCGACAGCGACGTTCCCTGCAGCGCGCCCGTCGCCGTAACGGGGCCAGCAATGCCACCCGTCAGCGTGACCGGGCCAGTGAGCGTAGTCGCGCCCACCACGGTCAGCTTCCCCTGCACCGTCTCGTCGAACGCCTTCTTGCGCCCGATCGTGCGCCACACCGAAACGCCATCCGTTTCGTACGTGAGCATTTCGCCAGCCTTCACGACAGCGATCGTCGGCGCGGTGTCGCCGCTTCCTGCGGCAATCGCCATCGTGATGTCGTACGTCGCCGACAGATTGTGGATCGCGACAAGCTGGTCCGCGCCGGTCGTGTTCGCAGCCGGGAAATGCACGGTGCTCGCCGCCGTGGGCGTGAAATTCACGCGCTTTCCCATGTCGGCGGCCGTCAGATCGCGCACGGCGTTCGGCGACGCACTCGTCAGCGTGGCCTGCGTGTTGAGAACACCGACGTTCGCATTCACCCTCGTGAACGCCGTGCGTACGGTATCGCCATCAGTGCCCGCCGGAGCGGTTCCCTGATTTACAGTCTGGAGTGCCGTCATGTGTCGTTACAGAGCGAAGGATTGATTGAATGTCGCGGTCATCGTGTACACGTTGCCGTCCTTGGTCGGCTCGGTGTACGCCTCGCAGGTGAATAGCGCTTGCGCGCGCAGCGGCGGCGTCCAAAGGAACGACGTGGCGCCGCCGTGCGCGTCAAGGAAGGCAAGAATGGCCGTGATCTTCTCGGCGTCGCCAATGAACTGCAGAGAGAAGGTCGACGAACGGCCATTGATGCCGTCCGCCGCCTTCTGCGCGTAGCCGTCACCGAATTGCGCGGTGCGCGTGCGCAGCGTCGCGTTTCCGCTCGAATTCGCGACGGTCGGAGCCCAGGTGAACACATCAGCCATTAGCCCACGCTCCCGTATTTCTGCTGCCAGGCGTAGCCGCCCTGCCCCTTCATCTTCTGAGCCAATCGACTATCGACCAGCGATTTGATCTGGCCTTGCAGCCACGTCACATCGGTCTGATCGAGGGAGCCGCCGCCAGTCGACACATCGACCTGCACGTTCGTGTCGCCGCCGCGCGCCGAAGAGACCGACGACGTACCGCCGCCGACCAAACCGCCAGTAGCGAATCGCGCCGCACTATGGACTGCTGCGCCGCTGTTGATCGCGTCGAGGTTGTTCACGCCAATGCGCTGCACAGCCGACGCCTTGAGCACGTATTCACCATCTGAGAGCCACGCCGCAATCGAGTCCGACGTCGAAGTGCCCTCGCCTTGAACATGACCGCCGCCGGCGAGGTGAAACCCATACGAGTCGCTTCCCACGGAATAGCTCGACGCCGCGCTCGCAACGCTCGAAGTGCTGGTCGTGCCGAAGAGGGACGAAAGCGACGAACCACCGCCGAAATACGAGCCCACCGCGCTCGCCGCGTAGTTGAATAGCCCCGAAATAGCCGCACGCGCCTGCATGCGCGCAATGTCGGCGATAACGCTCGTCGCGAGATCACCGAAGCTGAGCTTGCCGGTCGTGACGAACTTCGCGAACGCGTCTTCCATGCCCCGGAATGCATCCTGAAACGTCGACGCCGTCGACGCGGCCACGTTAGCAGCCTCGTCAGAATAGTCGGCGAGCGCCCGCTTCGCGCCGGTCGTCCAATCTGCATTGGCAGCGCGAATGTCCGCCGACGACTTCTGTGCGATCGCAACCGATTGATCGTAGTAGGCCTGCGTCGCCGCGAGTTCCACGTCGTACTGATCCTTCCCGATCTTGCCTTCCGTCTGCTGCCGCGCCAGATCCGCAACCTTTCGGTCGTAGTCCTGCCGGATGGCGATCTGCTTGTCGAAATCCGCTCGATCGTTCGAACCCATCGACAGCCCGGCAAGCGTCTGGTCGGCGGCCGCTTGTTGCGTCTGCAACTGCTGATTGAGCGCGTCCGTGTATACCTTCAGCGCCGTGGCGCGCTTCTTTGCCAGTGCGTCGGAATCGTCGGTGTACTGCTGATCGTTCGCATGGATCTTGTCGAGCGTCGCCTTGACTTCACCGGCGTACTTCTCCATCGCCGATTTCTGCTTCTTGCCCTGAGCGATCTCGACCTGCTGCTGCTCGATTTGCAGCTCTTGCTGAAGCGCGGCCGCCCGCGCGTCGTGCGACTGCTTGAGCGCGTCTTCCTGCGTGATCAAGCCTTGATCCTGCAGGCTCTTGATGTGATCGAGAGACGTTTTCAGCTTCGTCTCGATGTCCTTCTGCTGCTGGTCGAGCGCCGCCAGTTGAGCGCTGATCGCGTTCTGGGCTGCCGCCGCTGCCGCGCTCGCAGCAGCTTTTGAGCCGTTGCGGCTCTGATACTGCTTGTCGATCTCGGCAAGGTTGTCCGCATGCCGCTTTTCAGCGGCAACAAACGCCGCAGAGGTCTTGTCGACGTCCTTCGTCGCCTCGGCGTAGGCAGCGTTCTCCTGCTTGATCGCGAGCGTGCGCTGTTCGAGCGGCGACGCGTATTTCGTGTCGTTGACGTACTTGTTGACCGCCACGGCCGCGTCGCCGCCTGCCGCACGTTGTGCCGCGTCGCGCTGAGTCTTGAACTGCACCGACTGCTGCTCGCGCAGCACGTTGAGCTTTTCGGTCTCCGCCGCGAGCGTCTGCTTTGCGGCATCGACACTGAACGACGACGCGCCCTTGAGCTGGTCGAAGTTGCGTTGCGCCTGCTCGACGCGTGCGAGCTGGTCGCCCACCTGCTTTTCGAGGCTGTCCGGAACGCCGATGCTCATGATCGCGTTTTTCACGCGATCGATGATGCGCCCCCAATCGTTCCAATACTGCATGACGATGCCGACGTTTTTCTCCGCCGATGCCGCCACCTGCTCGTGCGCGCTGACCAGATCCAGCATGGCCGCCTTTTGCGCCGACGCCGCATCGCCCGCACGCACGAAGTTCTCGATCTCTTCGACCTGCGCCGCCGAGAACGTGTGGTGCTGTTCCTGATACGTGGTCAGCCATTCGAGCACGTTATCGTGCAGCTTCACCAGCGATTCGACGGCCTTGTCCGCGCTGACGCCCGTGTCCTCGCTCATCGCGACCGCAGCGCGTCCCGCCAGGGCGAGATCGTCGCCGGTGAACCGGCCCGTCTCAGCGACAGCGGCGAGCGTTTCGCGCGCGGCCGAGAACGACGTCTTCGCGTCCTCGAACGTCGCTGCAATGGCCTGCATCTGGCTCGCCGACACGTCGAGCGCACCGTTCGTGCTGACCACCGCTTTTTCAAAGGCGGCGTACTGCGTGTAGCCCTCAATGACCGCGTGCGTCAGCAGCGCGATCGCACCGACCGTCGCGCCGATAGTGATCCCGAGCGGGCTCATCACCAGCGAGAGTGCGTCAGTGCGCTCGGCGAGCACGAGCAGAGAGCCACCGAAGTTTTTCCACGAACCTTGCGACGCCTCGTGCGCCAGCACTGCGATCTCGCGCCGCGCTGACGCAGAATTCAGGCTGAATTCGTGCGCTGCGCCGCTCGCCGACGACGTCGCATCAGATGCCGCCTTGATCTGAGCAATGTAGCCGGCCGCTGCGTCAGAGACGCCCATCTGCGCGGCGCGCAATTCGAGCAACTCCGCGCGGGTCTTGCCCGCCGTCGCCGCTTCTTGCGCGAGCGAGTCGATGAATCGCTTCGTCGAGTTCATCATGCGCGTGCTCACGGCGATGCCGTTCTCGCGCGCTTCGTCGACTGCCTTCTGCGCTTGCGCCTGCCGCTGCGCGGCTTGCTCGACCGTCGCTGTGTATGCGGTCCAGCTGGTCCGTGCCTTCTGTAGACCAGTCGCAACACCGTCCGCGCCGACGCTTACCTCATACCGCGTTTCGTTAGCGTTCGCCAATCTTTGCCTCCGCGATTGCCTTGTCTAGCTCTTGAGCCACGGCGTAGTACTGCGCCAACCTGGTCGCGTCGATGGATGGTCGGAAGAACGGCTGCGCGGCCATCTTCGAAGTGCCGTATTCGACGAATCGCAGGTAATAGGCGCTTGCCGACCACGTAACGGCGTACGTGGCCTGCCGGCCGTTGACGGACTTCTCGGGGAGAAACGTGACGAGCAGAGAATCACGGCCGTGGCCGACCGGAAACTGCTCACTGCCCTGGTGGTGAGCACCCGGCCCGATCGGCACGCGCCGCTGCGCCTCCTTGAGAACGACTGTGGCAGCAGCAGCGCCGGCCTTGCGAATCGCAGACTCGCCCAAGGCGCCTTCCATCTTGCGGAGCATGTCCGAGAAGCCGTCCGGGTTGCTAACCTCAATTAGCTTCGCCACTTCGACCTCCGAACAACTGAGCACGCAGCAGATTCGTCTGCGCTACGGGATCGTCGAACAGGATTGGCTCATCGCCACCTTCGCGCGCCTCGAACAGCCACGGGATGACGTCCTTCGGGCCGAATGGTTCTGGGTGAGCCCTGCGATCGCGCGCGACGTTGTACTGCGCTGATGCGATGACCCCGGCGCGCAGATCTTCGACGACCGGTCCAAAGTGCTCGATCTGCGAATACGCGAGCCACTCTGTAAATTCCGCGCTGCTGACTTCCGCCATGCAGCGCGCCACCGACATGCCTAGCTCGCGGGCGAGTCGGAACCAGAAGAGCCGCTCTGGGCGGCTTCGGAGTTTTTTTCTGCGTCCTCCGTTGCCGTCTGGCCGATCTTGTTCAGCCGCATCGAGATCTCGACAAGGCGCACGAGCACTTCGGTGTTCTTGCCGCGCAGTTGCTCGACGTCATCAGCGCTGAACATCGGCACACCAGCTTCGTCCACGATCGTGCTCGCGAGCATCAGAGCCTGAAAGCGCGACAGCGGCTGCCTTTCGGCGAGCACGTCCATCAAGTCTTCGCGGACCTTGCCGCTCATGACGCCGATACGGACGTTGCCACCCCATTCCGGCACCTCGACGATCTCGGATTCGAGATCGCGGGCCGCGAGGATCATTTCACGCGTCAGCATCGATTACGCCCCCGCCGGCGTGGTCGTCACCGCACCCGAGATCGTGAGCGCAATGGTCGACGTGATCACGGCGTCGGTCGCGCCAGAGATCGGGAACGACTTTACCGACGCGTCGAACGTGTCGTAGCTGCCGTCCGGATACTTCAGCTTGAACGATTCGAGGCTCGACGCTTTCTGCGCGGTCTTCATCGCTGCCTGGCCCGGATCGGACATATTGACGTTGACGTCGATCGAGAACGAGCCGTTGTCCATCAGCCCGAGGCGCTTTTCCTTTGCCTCCGAGTCGAGGTCGGTCACATCGATTTCGGTCGCGCTGCCGTCGAAGCCGCTGTACGACTTGACGTTTTTGACCTTCGTCCACGTCGGTTCTGCGGCGCCCGACGCAGCGGTGTCGATGAAAAACTCGCTGCCCTGCGCGCTAATTGCGGTGCTGGTCATAGATTCACTCCTGATACCAGATTGAGAAGTCCTGCCGACTGCCGAAAAGCTTCGTGTCGTCCTCGTAGACGCTCACGGGCGCGCCGATCGGCGTGCCGAGAACAGGCGCGGCAGTCAGCGCGGCGCGCACCTGTTGGATGATGGTTGTCGCCTCGGCGCGCGTGGTGGCCCACACTGCGACCTGCATGCGGCGGTTTTGCAGCGTGTCGGCGCCGTCGAACGTCGTTTCGTCGACGCCGCCGACGCCCTGATAGACGATGTACGGCTTGACGACCTTGGTCGGCGCGACGTCGGGATAAACGCGGCCGCCGGCCAGCGCCTCGATTGCGCCGTAGGTGACGGATTCAGCACTAGCCATTGTTCGAGAAGGCCGTGCAGGCCAGATCCGTGTATTCGCGCCCGGCCAGATCCGGCAGCGGCGCGAGAATGTTGAAAATCACGCCGCCGACGATGGCGCGCATGTCGCTCGTGATGTCGGTCCGATAGCGGATGCGGATGCTCGCCGTGGCGCTCGCAACATCAGCATCAGCAGCGAGGGTTTCCTTGCCCGTCAGCATCTTCACGTTGCACCAGACCGTCGCCACCTCTACCCACGTGTCGACCGGCTGACCGATGTCGTCTTGCGTCTGGTCGCGGCGCTCGATGCGCATGCGGCGGTTGAGAGTGCCCGCGCGCATCAGACACCCAGCCCGGTGCGGTACGGAAACAGCAGCGCTTTCGCGCCGCCCGGCAGTTCCATCACGCTCGTCGACGTGCCCGCGACAACGTCCTCGCGATACGCGTAGAGCTTGCCGAGCGTGAGCAGGATCGCCGCGCGAATGACGTCGTTCGCGACAATCGGGTCATCGCCGGCTGTTCCTGCCGTGATCGCGGCCTGCATTTCCTCGTCGTTCGCGAAGATCTGACGATCGAGGTTATCGGCCGCCGCCTGCGTCGCGGCGTTGACGTAGATGCCGATCAGGTCGTCAGCGACACCCGCGTCTTCTCGCAGGTGCGCGAGCGCCTGGTCGAGCGAAACGATGGGAGTCAGCTCGGCCATTTACTTCGCCTTCTTGTTTTCGGGTTCCGGCGCCTTCTTGTTGCTGGGCACGGGCGCGTCCTTCGTCGTAACGAGGCCGTCCTTCTCCAGATCCGCGATCACCGCGTCGCTTTCCTCGACGATGTCGCCCTTTCGGTACTGCTTGCCGTGATAGAAGCTCGTCACGGCGCGCGGTTGCGTTGCCATATGCACCTCTCAATGAAAAAGGCCAGCCATCGCTGGCTGGCCTTACTCACGACCGTTCCGACTGGATTAGCCGGCTTCGACGTTGCCGAGATCGCCCTTGATGAACGCTTCCGGACGGTAGACGGCGAGGCCGAGGCGTTCTTCGGCGCGGATCGTCACGAGGTTCTTCGTGAAGTTGTCGGCGTCTTCCGTCGAGATCATCACGTTCGCGTCCTCGCGGTCGAACACCTGCGCGCCGAGCTTGAACGCGCCGACGAGGAATTCGTCGACCGTCATCGCCTGCGTGCCGACCACCGGGCGGCCCCACAGCACCGGACCCGCGATCGACTGCGGATTCGCGAACAGGTAAGCGCCTTCGGTCGTCTTCGTCAGCTCGATGCGCGTCCAGTCGGCCGGGTTCAGCACGATGCCGGTCGCCGGGAATTCGGCCAGTTCCGCCTGCAGCAGCGCGAGACGCAGCGTGTCGATGTTCGTCGCGCCAGCGAGCGTGAACGGCGCGGCGTACGCAGTCGCCTGGGTGTAGATGCCCTTCAGATTGCCGTTCGTGCCCGAGCCCATCAGAAGCTGCAACTCTTCGACGTATGCCAGGCCGTAGCGCAGGCGGCCGTCGATGTACGAGCTGAGCTGCGCAGCATCGTCGAGGATCTGCTTCGAAGCGCGCACGAAGTGAGCGATGGTCGCGACCGGCGTCGTCACGAGGTCGAACTTCATCGTCGACTCAGCTTTCGCCGAGCCTTCGCCGTTCTGGATCGCAGCGTTGTTCGTGAAGCCCGTTTCGCGCACGTATTCGAGCGCATTCGAACCGGTCGTGCCCGGCGTGATGAGATCGCGAACGGTCATGCGTCGCTCGGGCGGCGCGATGATGCCCTGCAGGCGCTGGGTCTGGACGAGATCGCCCGCCGAGCCGTCGGCGTCCGTGGTCGCGCTCGTGATCGTCTTGATGGCCATGCGGGCCTTGCCTTCGCGCGCTTCCATCAACGCCTTCACGGCGTCGTTCTCGACGACCGTGCGGCCGAGCGACTTGGCGCGCTCCGCGCCTTCGGTGCCGCGCCGCGCGAGCTTCTGCTCTGCATCGGTCAGGCGCGCCTGCAGCTCGCCCTGCTTGATGAGCATTTCGTCGACGGCCTTCTTCGTCTCGGCGCTCAGTTCGCCAGCGCCTTTCGCTTCCTTCAGCGCCTTTTCGCCGGCCGACTTCACTTCGTCGCCGATGCGCTTCAGTTCGGCCGTGACCTGATCCATCACCTGCTCGGGCGAGCCACCGGCGTTCTTGCGGCCCATTTCGCGGGTTTGTACCGTGTTCATTGCGTTTCCTTAAAAGGAGATTGATTTAAGGCTGTCCAGCAGCCGATTTGCATCGTTCGCCTCGCTGCCAGACTCGCTCTGGAGCAGGTGTTTCAGACCGCGATTGGCGATAACCGCTGCCTGCGACTTCGAAAAGCCTGCCTCGCGCAGGAACTTCTCGAATTCGGAAAGGGACGGCATTCCGCCGTGCGCGATCAGCGACTTGACCGCTTCGACGCGCGCCTCGGTGTTTGCCGGATTGGTGACGATCGAGATTTCGACGAGATCCAGCTCGTTGAGCGTGCGGATGCCCGTTTTCTCGTTGTAGCTCGCCGACGTGACGTAGTAGCCGATTGAGAGGCCGGTGATAGCCTTCGCTTTCATGCCTCGATACGCGATTTTTGCGTTCGGCGCGTCATCGAGCCACAGCGAACCATCGCCAAAGAGGCCCTTGTCGTCCTCCTTCAGGCCCGACCACGAACCGATCGGCGTATAGCTGTCGTGCTGCCAAAGAATCGGCAGCGCGCGGCCACTCGATTTCAGGTCGGCGAGGCTTTTCGTGAACGCGCCCGGCGCGACGATCTCGCCGTAGCTGTCGACGTTGCCGAAAACGGAGCCATAACCCGAGAACTGTCCACTGTCGTCGACCGATTTCACGTCGAGTTCGAACGCGCGGACCTTGTAGCCGCCTTTGGCGCTTTTGCGATTCATTTCTGCTCCTGATTCAGCCAGTTTTTCAGCGCATCCTGCGCGGCCGACGCATCGGTTTGCTGCCCGAGCATGTCGATCGGCAGCATCGCCGACTGAACAGTCAGGACAGCCGCGTTTCCGCCCATCGGCGGAAGGTTTTCTTTCACGCGGCAGTCGTCGCGCGTCATGATCCCGTTCTGGGTCATCGTGGAATAGAAGCTCGCGCGGCCCGCGCTGTCGGCGCGAAGCAGCCCCTCAACAGAGAACTGCGCAAAATACTTCGTGCGCTCCTGCGTCGTCAGGCATCCGCGCCGAATCGCCTGCTCGATACGCGTCAGCCAGGGGCGCAGCGTGAAGGTCAGAAAGCCGATCATCTGCTGCTCGATGCCGGTTCCCCAACTTGTTGACTTTTCACTGTGCCCAACCATGAACGGCGGCACGCGATACCAGCGGCAGATCTCTTCGACGTTGAATGCCTTCGTTTCCAGCAGTTGAACATCACCAGGGTTCATGGTGATGGGCTGGTACTTCATGCCCGCTTCAAGCACCATCGTTTTCCCAGCCTGCATCGCTCCGCCGAACTGCTGCTGAAGATCGGTTCGGATCTCGGTGCGCTTCTCCTTCTGCAGAATTTGATCGGTCGACAGCACACCGGATGGGCGCAGCCCGTTCTTGAACACGCTGCTGCTGGTCTTGTTGGCCGCGATCGCGTTTCCGAATACTTCGCGCGCGTACGTGATCACGGAAACGCCGAGCCAGCCGTTCAGGCTGAATCCACGGATGTGCAGCACGTCGTCTTCAGTGAGCACCAACTCGCTGCCGTCGATGTCGCGGTATGTGTACTGCAGCGCGCCGGTTGGGAGCCGCTTTACCGTCATCCGGTGAGGAAGCAGAAGCTCAAGGCCGATGATGACGCCGCCAGACCGCAGCTTGCGTGCGAAACCGTTACCCCACAGCAGCATGGAGGCAACGATGACTTCCCAGAATTCCACCGCGGTGTTGTCCGCGTTCGGCTGGTTGTGCAAGACATCGAAAAGTTGATGCTGCGTCGCGAGCGTTCGGGTTCCGTCAACGCCCTTCTGGTACAGGTTGAGCGGCAGCGTCGCGATCGTCTCAGCGATCAAACGCACGCACGCCCACGCGGCCGACAACTGGAGTGCGGACTCCACCGTAACCATTTCGCCGCTCGACGATTCCCGACCGCCCCACGCGGCCCAGAATGACCCGTCCGTCAGCGAGATCGGCACGCCAAGCCACTTCAGGACGCTGGACTTGAAGCGCCCCGGCGACTTTTGCTTGCTTTCGCTCATACGATGATCGGATTGGAAAAGAATTCGTCGATTGAGCCGGTTTGACCTTCGAGCATGGCCCGGCCGATCGCCATGATCAGCGCCACCGCGCCGTCGATCTTGTTGTCGTTGCCCTGCTTGATAGGGCGCACGATGTCGTCGTTCCCCGGCACGTTTTTCCCGACCACGTTGCTCACGCACCAGGTCATGATCGGGTTGCCGTCGTGATGGAACCGCCCCGATGTGATCGCCGCTTCCAGCTCTTTCATCGGGTCCGACATGTTCGTGTAGTTCTGGATGATCGTGACCGGCGTCAGCCCCTCGTCGTCGAGGTGGTGCGACAGGTTTGTGGCGCCGTGCGGGTCGACTGGCGTCTGAAGCACCGGGCACAGCCGATTCGCCTCTTTCGCTTCCTCAAGAATGTCGCGGTAGTCGATCTCCGCGCCCTGCGTTTCGAGAAGATGCCCGGTGTTGACCCACTTCTGATAGCGCTCCGCCATGCGCCTGTTCTCGGTGTTGCGCACCGTTTCTTCAGGCACCCAGAAGCGCGGCGCGACGCTGTAGTAGTGCCGACGCCCGTCGATGTCACGCCAAAACAAGCGCGCCATGCTGTTCAGGTCGAGCTTTCGCGCGAGGTCGAGCGCGAGCATGCAGTCGTGGCCCTCGAATTGTTCGAGCGACAGGGTTTCGTCCTCGCAGGCGCGCCAGTCTTCGACGTTGAAATAGCCTGCCTTTGCAGACGTCCACACGTTCAGATGCTTCGTTTTGAACGTGTTCGTGAAGCGTGCGGACTTGATCGCGCGTTGCTGCTGACTCTCCAGATACTCCTGATAGACCGAAATCCCGATGTTCGGGTTGGCTTTCGCCAGGGTCTTCGGGTCCGTCCAGTCATCGCCCTCGTCAATCGACCAGATCCAGCCGAAAAGCTCGTCGTCGGGCACGGTGCCCTCAAGCATTTCGATGACCTGACGCCGCTTGTCGTAGCACGGGCCTTCGATGTTCGCGCCCGCCGTCGTGATGACGAACATCAACGGCTGGCGACGCGCGCCCATGCCGGTGAGCATGGTTTCGTACTGCGCGTTCGTGTCGTGCTCGTGGTACTCGTCCTCGATCGCGCACGACGGCGACGCGCCGTCGCCCGGGTTGCCGATGATCGGTTCGAAGCGGCTGCCGTCTTCCGGCCGACTCAGGTTCTGGGCGTTGACCTCGATCCCAAGGTGCTCGACCAGCATGGGCGAGCGCTTGACCATGAGCCGCGCGGGCCGGAAAACCTCCCACGCCTGCCGCTCCGTCGTAGCGCCGCAATAGACCTCGGCGCCGAACTCGTCGTCAGCAGTGAACATCGCAATGCCGACGCCGGCGGCGATCACGCTCTTGCCGTTCTTGCGAGGCACTTCCCAATACGACTCGCGGAACCGACGAAATCCGGTCTTCTTCTTTACCCAGCCGAACGTGCACGCGAGGCCGAAGACCTGCCACGGCTCAAGCGTGACGAGTTGGCGCTTGAACGCCCACTCGCCCTTCGTGTGCGGCATCAACTGAATGAGCCGCAGCTTTTTCTCGGCCTTTGCCGGGTCAAACTTGTACTTGAACGCCGCCGTTTTGCTCGCGGCCAGGTCGTCAAGGTGACGCTGGCACGCCAGAATCACCCATCGGCACGCCGGAACCTTCCCGCGCACGACGTCGCGCGCAAACTGGTTCGCCTTCGCGACCAGCGGAAACGATTCTCTCGGCATGCTCTAACCCAGCAGTGCGGCAAACGGGTTGCCCTCGTTCTTCTTTTTCGGCCCGATCAGGCGCTGCCGGCTCGATGGGTCGAGCCCGAGCATCGCGCCGAACGTCGCCATCTGGCCCGCGGACTCTTTGACGACCGTCGCGGCCGGGTTTTTCACCGGACCGCCTTGAGCACCTGACACGACCGGCCCGTGACGAGCCAGCTCGCCCTGCGCGCGCCGCCAGTTGCCGTAGGCTGAGCAAAAAATTTCGAGGTTGTGCAGATCGGTGAGCTGCAGGATTTTTTGCTTGCACAACAGTGGCGCCACGCGCCTCCACATGTCGGCCGCCTCGATGTCGAGCCATTCCGGCGGCTCGATGTTCGTGACCAGGCCGAAATCTGGTTCCTGTGTATTCAGTTGCCGCTTACCCGGATTGCCGGCGGCCTCCTTGTTAGCGACGGGCTTCGGGCGACGTCCGGAGCGGCCCGCGACTCCGGGCATATTTCGCTCAACCTTTAAATTTCATTTTTCGCGGGCGTAAAAATTCGACGGAACGGTCGGTCCCGAGCCGGTTCGGCTTCAAGATTTGACCCACCCCCACCCCGTTTCGATGCCGCTGGCGCGCGCGTGCGCGCCTCGCAGCGGGATCGCGCGCCGCGCCTGGCCCACGGACGACACCGGCAAGCGCGACCGCTCAGCGGCCCGCTTTCTCGGTCGCCGTCTTCGTCTTGTGGCAGTCGTGGTTGATGGCGCTCAGATTGGCCGGGTCGTCGGTGCCACCCTGCGACTTCGGCAGCACGTGGTCGACCTCGGTCGCCTCGCGCACCCGACCGAGACGCCGACACTCTGCGCATCGGCAGACGTAGCAGTCGCGCGCCAGAACCATCGCTCGCAGCTTCTGCCAGTGCGAACCGTAGCCGCGCGCGTGACGATTGCCGCGCTCGGCGTCGGGCTTCCACTTCACTTCTTCGGCTGCGTGCGCGTCGCAGTACGTCTTGCCACCTGCGACGAGCGCACGACAACCACGATGCTTGCACGGCCGCGCGGGCCGCGACGGCATCAGGCAGCCGGATACGCGGCGGCGAGCGCGGCGTTTGTGGCGTCCTGCACAGCGGCGTCGGTCAGGTTCGCGTCGAGCGCCTTCAGGAACAGCGCGATCTTGATTGCGCTGTCGACGTTCGTGTTCGTGGTGGCCGGCGCGGCCGGTGCAACTGCGGGCGTGCTCATGTTCGATCCTTTGGGTTGTTGCGCCAGTTCGGCGGAAATGGTGAATTGCCCTGCGAAATTCTCGACCTTCAGCACATCAGCCTTGAACAGCGCCTCGATCGCTTCGGCTCGCTGCTCGATCCCTGCGACATAAGTGACCGCTTCGGCTTCCACGGCTTTCGCCTCGCTCTTGAACCACGAGACGACCTTCTGAATGATGGCTTTGAGGTTCATGGGCGGGGTTTGCGACTGATATATGATTTACGTGGGACGTCGAGGGACCGCGTTCCGCAAATCACTTTTGAGAGAGAAATGGCCAAGAAAACCGAATTCAGCCTTACTGGGCATATCCCGCCGAATGCGAAGTCCGTAACGATTGCGTTCAGCAGCACGAATGCGAGCGCAAAAGCACTTCTGCATCGATTCAGCGGCGACGCGTCGCCCGCCGTATTGCACGGCCCCAAAGGCAACATCGACGTCAGCGTCGGCGACGGTCGGACGCTAACTCTAGAGACGCTTGACGACGCGGACTGGGAAATCGGCGTCGCTGGGTACTCGTTCTGATCAAAAAAATCAAACAGAAAAGCCCGCTTGCTTTCGCTTGCGGGCTTTTTGTTCGCACCATTGGTACGGTATATGAAAATGCAGTTTATGCGGGTGTTTCCCGCATGTCAACATGCCCCGCATTAAATCGCTTCCGCCTCGCGAAACGCTTCGGCGATTTCCGTCATGATGGGTTCCGGGTCGTGTCGTGTGTCCAGCAGCACCGATGCGCCGGTCGCATGATCACCAACAAACAAATCGCGGACCTGCAGTTCTACGCCACTCCACCAATCAAAGCCGCGCGTCTCGCACATTTTGTCAAACTTGACCTGTGAGAATGTCTTAAAAACCTCGGCGCTAGCCTTGAGTTCGTAGTTGATCGCGTAACCCTTCGAGCCGAGTGCAATCAGCAGGTGAAGGAGAAAATCGTCCGTCTTCGCGACCTCCTCAAATCTGCCGAAAACCGATGCGTCTCGCCTCGACAACACATTCACCAAATAGAAATGAGTTGTCTTATCGCGGTTGAGGCTTTCACGTAGGGCATTGTTCATCCGCGTCTGCCAACCCTCACCCACAGCCTTGAATTTCTCGACGATGTCGGCGTCGTAACGAACTGTCAGTTGGACCTTCGGTGCGTCCGAGCGCGGACGGCCAGCGCGCCGCTTCATCTTCGAGAATTGCTCGTCGCTCGGTACGTAGGTATCAGGGTCTTGCTCGATACCGCGATTAATAGCTGCGTCCTCTTCTTCACTCGGCAAGTAAATCTCAGGCTTCTTCGGCATAACGTTTCACCTCCCGTCGATTAGCCTTTCGCAAACTGATCACATGCATCGCCTTACCGCGCTGCGTGAACACAACGCAGTAGAGACGGTTATCGATGACCGCATACCCGATCTCACGAACCTCCCCGTAGTCGGCGCGATCATCGATCAGGACCAACACCTCGGACCAATCGATCCGATTCGCGAATGCAAGAGCAACGCCGTGTTTGGCGATATTCGAAACATTCTTGGCGTTGTCGAAGGTGATGTCCATGCGAGTTATTGTAGCTACACTAATGAATGCGCACAAGCTTTTTTTGTAACTACAATAAATAGACCGCACTCCACCTGCCTATGCTGCCGCTCGCGGTTAGGTGGTCCGCGTAAGCATCCCGATTTCGTCGAGCCGCTCGCTGAACACAGTGAGGCCGTCCTTCTCGAGATCCTTGATGCACTTGCGGATCGCGGTGATGTGGCGTTCGGCGGCGTTTTTCTTGATCTCCAATCGCTGCGCTACGTCGAGCGGGTTCGCTTTCTCGCCGAAGTACTTCATGATGACCGCCACGCGGAACTCTTTCACCGGCGGCACAGGCGTGAGCGTCAGCGCTACGTAGTCCGCAAGCTGGTTCACTGACTCCTCGAAGAGCGGGTTTAGCTTCCAGCCGCTGCAGCACGTCCGACGGCAATCGCAACGCTCGCTGCGCGGAAGCTTGCGCGTCACGAGCGCGGCGAGCTGCCAATAGTCGATGCGCTGCAGCTCGGCGAACACCATGCCAGCCTGCCCCGCGCCATCAAGACCGGTCAAACCGCGCCCGCTTCCGCGCGCCGGGCCTTGCAGGAGCTTCGCCATCGGCGACATCGCATATTGCTGGCTCGAATAGTTGCACGCGAACGTGATTGCCTCTTCGGCGCTGCGGAAAATGCCTTCGTGTCGTGCGTTCATATTCACTGTTCCCCTTCCGTTTTGCATTCACGTTCGCCGCTAGCCATGAACGGTGCCAGCGACTTCTTGTTATCGGCCACGTGCGCGAGGCACCACGCGTATTCACCGTCGATCAGGCGTCCCTCGCAGCGCAGATGCGGCCGGAACACGTCGGGCACGAACGCCAGCGCGCGAACTGTCTGCTCGTCGAGCGCGCCCTTGAACTCCACGCGGCGCAGCGCGATCACCATCGTTTCCGTCAGCTGCTCGATCTCGCCGATGGCCGACCGGCCCTTGATGGTGAAGACGCCGAGCGTCGGCATCTGAACCTGCAGGCGGATCGGTTTCACGCGGGCACCTCCGCACCCCACTCGCGCGCGCCGCTAGCGAAGAACGGCGCGAACGCAGCGGCGTTGATGCTGAGCGCGATCAGGGCTTCGACCCATGCGAGCTTGTCCGTCACCCACTGGTCGCGGCGCACGAACGACCGATAGCCGCTCGGGATTTCCGCGAGCACGTCGACCAGATATTCCTTGCGCGACCTGTCCAGCGTCCGATTGCGGCGGAATCCGTAGGCCATCACCAGCACCTGTTGCTTGACTCGCTCGCTGATGAACCGGCCGTTCGACCAGCGCTTTTGCATCGCGGCCGGCATCGGCAGGTTGATTTCCACTTTCACAGGCTGCACTCGACTTCCTCCGTAAAACCCATCTTTCGCGCGCGGACCGGCGACCACTCCAGATACGCCTGACTGAACGTCACCTGCTTTTTCTCGCGCGGCGCGCTTCCCTGATCCAACCAGCTATGGCACCAGAAGCAGCCCGGCACCGTGCGCGCGTGATTCGACTTCAATCCCATGCCCTTCCCAGCCGCCAGACTGTTCTCGTGGCACGGCACAACCGTTTCGTCGTTCGGGTTCCGGCGGCAGACGCCCGGCACACGCAGGTAACACGGCTCGCCGCGGCACGCCGCCAGATACTTCGCCCCATCCGCCACCGTCCGCTTCTTCGCGCGCGATTTCATCGTCGAGCGCCGTTTCAGCGTGGCCGCCGAAGGTGAGGACTTCCAGGAGCCGCGTGACATCGGCGTCTTGCGCGGACCGAATCCCGAACGCTTCATTGCGGCTCCGCTAGCACCCGGATTTCGACTGCTGCGCCGCTAGCTGCGACCAGCGACTGACGACCGCCTAGCCAGAAGGTGAACCCCAACGCACGGATCTGCTCGGGAATCTCTCGCCCTGCAAACTCGCGCGCGAACCACGCCTCGTACTCTTCGCGCTCGGTCATGCGGTCACCAGTTGAGAGATCATCGTTTTGAAGGGGCTCGCCGCGCGCGTGCTGCGTCGCAGCTTGATGATTGCCTTGTGCTTCTCGTACGAGCGTCGGTCTGTCGTCTTCTTGTCCGCCCCCGGATACGGCGCGTCGCGTCGATTGCCGAGTGCGAAGATCGCGGCGGGCAAACCCGAGCGCCCAACCTGACGACGCCAATCCTTGATGTAGAAGTGCTTCACTTTGCCCGCTCGCGCGCTGCTGACGCACGAATTGACGGTTTTCTTCGGCTTACCGAGTTCTTCGGCCAGTTCTTCGATCGTCATCGGGCCGTGCTCACGGATGAGGCGCGTTACCGCATCGCGGGTTTTCGGAGGCGTGGCCATCAGATTTCCCTGATCGTGATGTCGTGGACGGCCAGCATCTGCTTGCGCTTCTGGACGTACGCTGGGTTCTTGCGCGTCGCGGGCGATTTCACGTCCTCGACGACCTGCTTGCCACTCGCGACCTCGATATAGACGAAGTCGGCCACGTAGTGCGAGGCGCGCTCCCACGTACCGTCGTCCCGCTGCTTGCGCACGGTCAGCGTGAAGCGCACCTGAAGCTGCAGGTCGCGGATCTCGCCGCGGGCCTGCCGCTGCACAAGCTCGAACCAGTGCGAGCGCTCTTTCTGGCTGTCGAACTTGATGCCGTCGTGCTCGCACTTCGTGTTGCGGTACTTCGGAGCCTTCTTCGGCTTCGCCATGCCCAGCCGCGGCGTTGTCTCGCGGCGATACGCGGGCGTCAGCGCGCCAGCGTCGTCCGAGCCGTCCGCGATGTCGTCGAACCGGTGCGCGGGCTTCGTGCCGTGCATTTCGGCCAGCTTCTTCTGCGCGTACGGCATCGGAGCGTCTTCGCGCACGCGCGCCGTGCCTACCGTCTTCGTGCCCGCTGGCACGACCATCGGCCACGTGGTGCGCTTCGTCACGCAGCCTCCGTATTGCCGTTCTTGTCGCGCGGAATGTCGTTGAAGTACGCGTAAAGCTGCTCGTAGCGCTCTTCGCTCTCGCGGCCAACCGTGCGCAGCATGTCTTCCATCCATTCGCCCGGCCCCGCCGCCTTGAACACGCGGACCTTGAAGTGCATGAACGTCTCGCCGTCCTTCAGCTTCACACGAAGCTGCGCAGCGCGCGCGTCGATGCCGCTCGACGTCTTCCACCAGTCCGCCGCGATGCTCTGCGCGCCGGGCGCGGCCGACGTCGGCGCATCCGCCTTCACCGGGAACAGGCCAGTCCAACCGCGCAGCACCGCCTCGTCGATCGTCGTTTCGACAGCCTGGCCGGCATCGAGCAGCTTTCCGAGGCGCTTGATCGACACCTTGGCCGCCGCCATCGTCCACGGCGCGTCCTTGGCCTTCGCCTCGCGGTGCTCGCACCACGCATCCCACGATTCGAACGGCAGCCAGTCGGGCAGATCGAGGTTCAGAATCTGGCCATGCAACGCAACTCGCGGCGCACGCCGCGCAGGTTGACGGTTCAATGACGGTTCTTCTGATGGTTCTTTACGGTTAGTCGGCATCTGGTGCGGGGGTGCGACGCATATCCTGCGGGGGTCCCCCGCATCTGCTGCGGGGGTGGGTGCATCTCCTGCACCGGTGCGTTTCGTGCGGGGGTGCATCTCCTGCGGGGGTGCATACGATGCGGGGGTGACGGTGTAGCTGGTGTGTCGGCCATTCGCGCGGTTGGCCGTCAGCAGACCGTGCTGCTCCAGCCATTTGATGGCGTTCTGCACCGCGCGCTCGGAAACACACGTCCGCTTGCTGATCGTCGCGATGGACGGCCAGCAAACGCCCTGGTCGTTCGCGTTATCCGCGAGGGAGATCAGGACCGACTTCTGAACCGGCGACATGTGCTGGAGCGGCCAGCACACCGACATGATCATCGTGCTCATGTCGTGCTCAGAACGGGCTCGGCAAGCCGACCAGCTCGTGATCGAGGCCCGTCGCGGCGCACTTGCGCGTTCCGCGCACCGTGATCAGCTCCGACGACAGCAGCTCGAACACGCGACCGCAGACACTCGACAGGCGCAGGTTCGTGCGCGCCGCGATGTCCTCGCGCGTGAGCACCGTGCCCGGGCCTTCGAACAGGTTCATGACGATCTTTTTCTGCGTCAGGCGCTCGCCGTTCGCGTCGAGCGCGTCGTGCGCCGCCAGTTGTGTTGCTGTGGATCGCATGTGGGTTACTCCGCCATGCCGCGCAGGCGCGCAGCGATGTTGAACAGGACCCGCGCGTGCTTGAAAATGCGATGCTCGACGCGCTCGACCTCTTTGTGCTCGACGCGCCCGTCCTCCAGCGTCTTGCAGATCTCGGTGCCGACCAGGCCGTGCGTAGACCAAGCCTCACCCATCAGCTCGACGATTGCGGCGTCCGTACAGCCCTCAACGTCGGGCATCTTCACCAGCGCGAAACCGCGTTCGCGCGCCCATGCTTCGAGAATCCGGTCGTCGTCTGCGAGATCCGTCATGCGGACAGCCTCGGCGAGTGAAAGCACGTTCCGGTTCTCGGGCGTGCGGTTCAGATTGACCTTGTTTCGCAGCAGCGCGCCCGACGACAGCCCCATACGCGCCGCGAGCTGGTCCGTTCCGCCGTGGGGATAGTCGTGCGCAACTGCGTGCGCGGCATCGGCTGTGTTCACAAATGCTCCAAACGTATGTTGTTTGCCGAGTTAAGGACTACTAAAGTGCAGTCACACAACAAGAAAACGGGGAAAGATAAAAATGAAAACGTTGCTGCCGGTTATCGCCGGAACCGCATCGGGCAGCAGCGCGGGGAATCGCTCTGCCTCTCGTTCGCCCGCTCCGTGCTATGGAGTCGGGCGAACTCTCTCAACGTCAGCAGCCATCGAACAAACGGCATCGATCGCCTCCCTTCTGCTTCTCGCGGCACTCGTGCCGCTGCTTTCCAGATGAACCGCCAGTTACGCCGCAGCGCGAGCTGGCACGTGGATGTGCACGCAGCTCTTCATCGGCACCAAACTCGCGGGCTGGTGAAAGAAGCGCCGCTGCGACAACGATTCGTTCTCGCCTTCCTCGACGTGGAAGGCTTTCGGGTTTTCGGCTTTGATGCGCTCGATTGCCAGATCGAGCGTGCCGCGCGCGCGGGCGTCCGCGAGCAGTGCCTGGTGTTGCGGAAGGTGCATATATGCTCCGTGGTTATAGGGGTGAGGTTCCCGGCTTTCGCCTGTAGACTTGGCAGCTCTCACACGACCAATCTCTACGGGAAACCTCATGGAAAGCGAAATTCAAAAGCTGAAGGACACGATCGCCGACTACGAAACGGTTTTGCAGTCGCTCGTCGCGGACCGCGCCGCACTGACGGCCGTGGTGCGTGCCCTGGCCGAGTCGAATGCGAGCAATCCGGAGTTTCAGCGCCACCTCAAGCTTCAAGTAGATATTCGAGCCGGTCGTCAGCTGAACAGCCAAATGACGGACGAGCAGATCGACCTGTTCAAAGCGTCGCTCAACGCGCTGCTGCCTCAGCAGCTTCGCGACATTTGAGTTCGTGGTTCACGGCAGCAACCAGAGAGCTGCCGCCGAGCTTCATCCGCCAGAGCGACCCGCCCTGCTTCGATTCTTCACGCATGGCGCGTTGCACCGCCGGGCGGATCAAGAACAACACGACACGCGCATACAGGTTCTTCATTTCAGGCTGCCTGCGGAAAATTAGGGCGGGAATCCCACCTCTCGGTTGTAGAATTGAAAGCTCTCACACGTTCAATTTCTATAGGGATACCCATGAGCGACACGAACAACGAAGTGGATGTTTTCAGCGCAGTGCTTCCGGGTCTGCAAGAGGTAATTTCGAACCAGGGCGATGCACTCAATGCGCTCCAAGAAAACACCATGATGCAAATGAGCGAAATCACAACACTATTTACCGTCGTCTCATTCATCCTTGCCTCGCTTCCCGGAGACAAGCGGAAGCTGATTGAGAACTCGCTTTCAGACATGATTCGGAATCTGCCGAATCGCGAAGTTGCCGAACGTATGGCGGAAGTTCTGAAGCAACGCATGCATATAGACGTCTAACGCGAAGCAACGCAGCCCGCACCGGCAATATTGGGGTGGGCTCAACGCAAAGGTCGACGTGCGTACGATTCGCGTCCATTTCAGGCTGCTTCCTGATGGTTCCAGCGGAATGACCGTACCGCGATCAGTAAAAGCAACGTTGCGTTCGACTTCAGCAAATACAAACCAATCATGAAAACCTCCGAACAAATTCGCCAAATTGCTGACGACATCGAGCGAATCATCCGAGAAAACGATCTCGCCATCGCCAATCCATCCGCTGTCCGCCAGCTTGAATTTCAGTACAGCCTCATGCGTGCGCACTGTAATTACTGTGCTGAAAAAGCCGGGAAAATTTCGACTCTTGCTAAAGACTTCTACAGCGCCCGAAAGCATCAGTCCCATCCGCGTGGCGCGGATGGCGTGCTTCGCGACATGCGCACAAATCTTGAGTCGATTCGTTCTTGGTCGCTTGTCTGGCAGGAAAAAGGGAACTGATCTGCGGCGGCGCTCCTTTCAGGCTGCCTCCGTTTGGTTTGGAATCTGCGTCAGCACTTCCGGTCGAGCCAAACGAATGAATTGGAGCCGTGCTTTCGGGATACCATTTCGGCGCCACTGCGAGACGGCAGCAGGATCGACATCGCACAAGCGAGCTACTTCGCCCGTCCCGCCGAGGCTATCGATGATGCGGCTGGCTTTCGTTTCGGGAGCGGGCTTTTCCATAGCCAAATTTAAGCACACTTAACCACAAAAGTGAAGTGCACTTAACCAAGAAAGTTTAGCCTGCTGAAATGAATGACTTAGATACCTTTGTCGGGCGGCTGATGCACGCGCGAAAGCTCCGCGAGACGGAGTTAGGCAGCCCAATTGGAAATAAAGAGATTGCCGCGAAGGCGGAAATCTCGCCCTCGGCCGTTTCTCAGTGGATGCATGGGGACGTCAACACCGAAAACCTTAAGGCCGCCCACGTCTTCCGCGTCGCACGATTTCTCCGCGTCCGCCCAGACTGGCTCTGGGATAAGCGAGGCCCTATGCGCGACGCGCTGGACGAACTGCCAGAGTCAGCCAAGGACCTCGTTTCAGACCTGAAAAAAGCGTCGACGATTGGCGTTGCCGAGATCGCGATCCCCGCCATGCAAAGCTCGCTTAGCGCAGTTCTCAAGCTGCATGAGCAATCACAAGCTCATCTGCTCGACATGAACGCGCCGACTCCTCCAAAGGGCTCAGGTTCCAGTCGTAAACCGCGGCGAACCTAAAGACACCGACAGTTCCATTCCCCGCGGCATAACCCCGGACCGGTTTGCCTAGCAACTCAACATCCCAATCGAACTCAGGCGTCGCATGGCGCCCAACGATTCGGACAACCATGCCGATATGCTCCGGGTTCCTGCATCGACTAACAATCGCAATGCAGCCCGGTCCCATCTGCGCCACTGTCGCGCCTCCCTCTCCTCTCATCTCAGATTCCCCGTGCACTCGGTTCTTTCAAAATACTGTATATATGTACAGTATGATCTGATGAAAGCCATCAGTCAATTTAAGCGCACTTAATTTTTATTGCGCCACGAAGTTAAGTGTGCTTAAATTCAATCATGCACTTACCGAAGCAGTGCGCGGGGGCGCTTCAAGCCGGCGCGGCGGCTCTAAATAGCCCGTAGCGTGATATCTCCCACGCATGGACCCTCGCGGACAGTGAGAGAAGCGTCCCCGCTCAGTGCTGCGATACCTAATGGAGCTTGAGAGATGGAAAGGCAAATGCGACTAGGCGACGGCGGCGAGACGCGGCCTACCCACCCGCAACTCACGCCGAACGTCGGCGCGGAGTTCGGCTCGGCAGTAGTACACCAAAACCGTATCGCCATTAAAGGCTTCCGCGAGTGCCTTGCGCACCCGTTTTGCAGAGTCAGCGGTCGACGCGATAACGACGTGAACTTCCGAATTGGGAGCGATGTTGTCGAAGTCTCGCAACGAGGTAACTCCGAATCCTCGCCGAAGGACTACTTGAATGGTCTTTTGATCAAGGCGGGATTCGTAGCGCTCGTCGGAACGGTCAAAAATTTGGGCGCTGCTGATGTTCATACGTCGGCTGAGTTGATTAGTTCCCGAAATTACCGTGATGCTCTCGAAGACCATAGCACGCTTCGCATGCGAAGAACCCTGGGAATCTCCCGCAGCTTGCGCCGCCTGCCGATTAGCAATTTGAAAGCCGATTCAAGCTTGCAGTATTCCTATCTTTTAGGGTGCGAATCCATACTTACGAATGTTGCGCGCACCGCTGCCGTCGGTGTGGCCGGCGTCGTGATCGGCACATTCTGGTATCTGATCGTCGCGCTGCGCGCGGGTGCACTCTGATGGAAACGCTCAAGCTCGCTGGTCGCATCTGCATCGCCGGATTCGTCGCCATCGCCCTGCTCGCTTTCCACGCTCAGATGCGCGAGCGCGAAGCAGCATTCGAAGCCCACTGCGGCAAGCATCGCTGCACCTGATCCTGTAAAGGCTCACCAATGGACATCATCGAAGTTATTTGCATCGCAGTCCTTAGTGGTTTTGCGATTGGCGCGGCCGGTGTGGCCGTCGCGGTAGTCGTCGCCAAGCTGCTCAAGCGCGAGCGTGCAGCTCTCCCTGAAGTCGATGTGACGTGCCTCGACTCCGTCGAGCCCTACCCGCGCGCGTGGGAGTGAGCACGATGCGCTGTCACGTTCGATGCCGCCATTGCATGACGCGCCGCTGTCTGAAGCGAAAGCTTTCCGAGTATCTGCGCGTGCCCGCCTGCGAAGTCTGCGGCAAACGGAATTACCGCGTCGATCGCTGGATGAATCGCCGCGACACGACGCGCGTCACGTGCACGTGTTCCGGCTACTGGTTCCCGCACCGCCAGGGCTCGCTGTTTTGCTGGCAGCGCGCCGATGGCACGCAACGTTATCCCGGCGATCCGGATTTCGCTGACCGCGAATTCGACGGCCTCGCCGCCGCTTAA